GGTACATTATTGAACCGTATCTATAACTGCTTGTCTAATCTCCTCATCATTATCACTTTCTAATGCCATTAGCATAACTTTTTCCTCTTTTACTAAAAAAGGTCTGTAATTAACTAACAGGTCGTTAGAAGGAAGTTTTGTCGAATATTTCGGTACCTCGTTTATTGGTAACGCCATTATGTTTCACTCCTTATTATTTAAAAGAATGGTGGGAATACTCTGCCACCAAACACTCTCCCAATTGGGAATCTCGTTTTAATCTGATTCAATACATCACGTCCCGCTCTTCTAATCTCTGGTGGTAGTTTACTAATTATACCACCGAACGGTCCTTTAAATCTTGCATCCTTTATCTCACCTACACCATCAATATCACCTTCAAATTGTGTATCTTCATTTGTTCTTAAATTTGCGTTTGATCTCCAATATCTGTAATTAAAGGTTATTGTCTGTCTTGCTATTTGATCTTTTGTTGCATAGTTTAAATCAATAGGTGCAATAGTTTTAGGATATGCCTCTATTAATTCACAATAATATCCACTTAATGTTAGGTTAGCAAGTGAACCATAATTACTTACACCATCAACTTTACTATTTGATGTTTCGTTTCTGTTTTCGTGTAATGGATATATTAATACTCTGCCTGTGTATTCATCATAGAAATTTAAATTGTATGTTCTATTATTTACAATTAAGTTTTGCCATGATTCAAATACAACTCTTTCTGATAATTCTGAATCTAACATAAATGTTAAATCCATTGTACTAAATTCTAAACCTCTTGCCATGTTTCGTTCTGGCCCGTAAAATCCTGTAGCAGATGTATCAGTTATTGTTCTCTCTGGTAACTTAGCAGCGTCACAAAAGAAAAACAATCTCTCTCTTAAATTATTTTTAGTTTGATTTAAGAATTGAAAATCTGTTTCGTATTCTAAAAACTCCATACCTTGTAGAGTTTCGTTTGTAAATGTTCTAGGAAATTCTAATACAACTAAAAACTTAGCAGGTCTATAAAATCCCTCTGCACCTGCAACCATAGACCTAAATCTGTTAACGGTTGTGTTAACATTAGGTTTTGTATTTTGTAATCTTTTTCTTGCCTTACCAGCGTCAAAACCTTTATCTCTAGGTAGACCTATTCTTATATCAAATGGTCCTGGTATAGGTAATCGTTGTCTAATTATTGCCATTAAGAGTAATCCTCATCATTGTCCCATGCTTCAGGACATATCTTTTTCATTGCCTCTATTATTTCTTCTATCGTATATTTATCGTGCATTATATAAAGTTCCTACTATCTGCATAAACTTTAGCGTCACTTGCTTTTTGAAATCTTTGTACAGGTAAATGTATAGCAATAGCTGCTTCATCTGCATTTATTCTTAAAAAACCTGTTTTTAAATGACTATACAAATATTTTTTAATTGTAGGTTTAACTATTTTAATTCTTTTTACATCATCATAAGACACATCAAACTTTGTATTTTTGTCAAATCTTTGATCTGTCGCTTTTGCTTGCATACGTTCTAATAATCTAAATCTCAATAGAGGTGGTAGATAATGAAAGTTCATACCCATAAAACCACCCTTTGTCGGTTCTAATGGTAATACTAATGGGAATATATCGTAGTAAGGTAATGTCTTTTTAAATTTAGGATCATACCCAAATAAGTTAAGTCGTCCTACACTAGGTCTGCCATTCAACTTACCATCTCTCATAAGTTGTCTAGCACTAGCATTGCCTGCTATTCTTTGTACTTGACTTCTATACCAAGAATTAGACCTATCTGTGTTGCCTACGTTAAGTTTAATTGTGTCAAAAACACTTGCCATACTACTATTTATGTGCTATTTAAAATGCTTTTAAGTGTTCTTCGGTGAGTATTTTGAAAGACATATTGCGCTTTTTACACCAAGCAAACGCTGTATTCCACTTGCGTCTGTTAGTTTCATAAGTCATTAATGCTCTTTTAAAATATGCTGATTTGATTTTACCAGGTTGTGGTTTTCGTGTCTGATATTTAGGTTTGATTTCTATTAGAAACTTTTTAAATGTGTTGTTGGGTTGTCTAACTTTCATAAAAAAGTCAGGATAATATCTATGAGGTTTATTATCTACACCTCTATATGCAATTGATATTTCTTCACTTCCCCATTCTATTATCTGCCTTGTCTTATCACAATAGATCATAAACCTTTTTTCCCAACTTGATCTATAAACAATGTTCTTTACATTGCCCTTGTACTTTTGAGGGTTCAAAGGTTTGTATAAACCTTTGTATGCTCTTCTATCTATGTTAGGAAACTTTTTAATGTTCATTGTGGTGGGGTGGCGTCACCGCCACCCTTTGAGAAAGTTTTGAGAGATAGATTACTCGTCTTCAGCTAATTTACTAAAGTACGATAATGATTCATCATCACTATCGGTAGACGAGGCTTTCTCCACAGAACCAACAGATGTAGGTACGCTATTACTAGCGGGTGGGAGGTCTATATCTGCAACTGATTCCGTGCTTCTTGTTCCAGTAAGAACCCTATTCAGTTTCTCTTTGAGTTCATCATAGGATTTAAAATTACTTGGATCAATGAAGGCCTTTAGAGCATATTGAGACTTCCACACTGTGTCAATCTCTTCGTCAGTAGGTTTTAATTTACTAACTTGCTCAAATTCAGATTTATCATAATTCCAATAGCCGTCAACTTTTCTGATTTTTAGTTTGAAGTTTGCACCTTCCCAAAAATCAAATGGGTTAACTGCCTTTTCATCTTCAAATGCAGGATTCATTGCTTCTGTAATCTTATCAAATATCTTTTTACCGAATTTGAATAAGAAAGTTTTACCTTCATTCTCTGGATGTTTAGGATCAGATACTACTAGAATATTTGAGTAATAAGATAATTTTCTTTTTCTCTTTCTAGCAATTTCTTTATCGGCTTCTATGCCTGTATTCCATAGTCTAGTGTTCTCTTCACTAACTGGATCTTTTTTGTTTAATGTTGTTAAACTATTTTCAATATACCATTGACCACCTGGTCCTTGAAATGCGTGATTCCAAACTCTTTGCCATGGCATATCTTCACCTTCTACTGCTGGTAAAAATCTTAATATAGCAAAACCGTTACCTGATTTATCAAGTTCTGGTTTCCAGAATCTGTCATCTTGGTACTTGTTTTCTTTTTTTGGTGCGTCTTGGGATTTCTCTAATTGTTTTGTTAGAGCGTCAAAATTTGACTTTGACTTTTTTAGTTCTTCTAATGCGTTTGACATTATATTTTCTCCTTGTAAGTATTATTGTACGTATTTGTATTAATTGTATTAGTATTATTTATAATTGTTTTTTGTTCTTTGCCCATTTTTTTACCTCTTCACTTCTAACTTTTTCATCATAACACGCCTTAGGTAGAGGGTTATCTTTAATGCACTTTTTCAAGCGTTCACAGGTATTGACAATTCTATCTAATACTTTATATATTAATTGATCAAACATAATTACATTATATCATTTTTGCTAGGTCTTGTCAAGCCCTCATTAAAATTGTTCATCATCTGCTCGTATGTGATATACTCTAATTGACCTCTTTTGTGCCATGGGTCCCACACATCAATAGGACTATTAGTAGGTTTATCATCTAATGCCTTATTGACTTTGTAAAACTTGATATTAGGGTTCCAGTCCATTAGTGTATACCACTGGTTGACCCAATTATCATGTGGTGTAGCAGTGTTCTCTTTTGCTACATAATGTTTAGTGCCTGCATATATATTATTTACCAATCTAGTATTACTTACTAAATCGTGCCCTATCATATAAATCTCTTTTGGTTGTTCTTTCTTAACTGCAACAAAACCAGCACTTGCGCCACAAGCCCAACCATGATCTTTTGTATCTTTCCACACATCTCTTATATCATTTGACTTATCATCTGGTGTAATCCATGATACATAAATGTGTGAAGAGTTGATCTGTTTCTGTATTATATCTTTTGGTTTGCCACTATGTGTCTTTTGAGCGTTTCTTAAAATACTAATCATACCTTTCATGTTAGTACCGTGTATAACAAATTCTTCAGCCTGTTCTTTCTTGTCTTTATTTTCTTTTACAATATCGTATTCAGATAATTCTTTAAACTCTTCTTCACTTATCATACCTTTTACAACACCATCATATGTCATCTTAGGTAGTTTAGTCCAGTTTCTAAAATAACAAGGTATCTTTGACGCAATACCACTATGATATATTTCGTGTATAATACCATTGTCAACAGCAGTTAAAACATCTGGCATAAAATCTCTGTATATTGCATTACACCCATATATGGTGCCGTGAGGTCGTAAAGTTTCTAAATCAAAGCCTACTCTACTTTCAGCATTACCTATACAAAATACTCTATTAACACCAAGGTTATGAAATTCTTTTATATCTTCATCATTCATCATTTAATTTTTCTCATTTAAAAATACTTCTTTCATAATAAATTTACATTTAGTCCTGTTAAACTTTATAAAAGGACTTAATCTGGCAATCTTATGTGAGATTTCAGGCCAGATAACAGTTTCATTAATTTCTTTATCCCAATTTTTAACATACGAAAGTATTTTATCCATGATGATGATTGTTTGAATTGAGATTTGTTTCGAAAGAAATAATCGTAGCAGTCTAGGGTGTTGCCCATTAGGTACCCGA